CCGTTTACATACATTAACAGCTTGTTGGCTTGAGTTACTTGTGCTGAGTCATACGCAACAACCACATGATACCAAGCACTAACATCACGAAACACGGCAGTCGTTAATATGTCAATGTTTGTTGTTGATGACAAACGATTATAAAATCTAATACATTCAACCCCGGTTCCATCGCCAAAACCAATAAATCCTGAGTTAGCACTAGTTCCATCACCGCCTTCAAAAAAACGATAGCCAGCAGTATTTCCTAATGCACTGCGCTTAATCCATCCACTCCATGTCCAAATGTTTCGGCTTGTTGGCGTTCCAAAAGTCCTGTTCAGATACGCCGTGTCTGCGCTATTGAACCTAAGACTGCGTTCAATCTGATAGCCGCCAGACGGAGCACCGCCTATTAATACTTGTTGACTGCCACTCATTAGCTTACATTCCCTTGTACAACACAAACAGTACTAGAAATAAACACGATAGTTGCTAAACCTCTAGACGCTAAGGTCATAGTTGCTTTATCAGAATCAGTTCCTGCGATATATGCTGTGGTAATAGAGCAAGTGATAGTAATTGTGCCAGAGGTGTTATTAAAGACAGAGATAACATCACCTTCAGCAAAAGTTGCATCTGGGATAGTAATAGATCCACCAGAACCAACTTGAACATACTTACCAATATCAGCAGTTGCTAAAGTATACGAACTGGTTTTGGTTCCTACTGCTGGAACATTGCGATAGCCTAAAGTAGAAGCATCGGGAGGAAGTGTATATGTATTTGTTGAAGCTGTAGCTGGTGCATTAAGCGTAGCAGTACCGCTAGAAGAACCAGCAAGTTTTAGATTACCAGAACCAAATGTTTGAGCCGCAGTAAAAGTCTGTGCTAAATCAGAAGCTGCAACAGTGATAGTAGCATCAGGAATAGTTACAGTCCTAGCCGCACTAGGAGATGATGTAATAGTAGAAACAAAACTTGTACTGCCGCCATCAATTCTAATTGCCATCGTAATTCTCCGTTATAGCGTAACCCATTTAGCACCGCTAGGAACAGTTACAGTAACACCGTTATTAATTGTTACTGGTCCAACCGTTAATGCGTTCTTGTTTGATGTAATTGTGTAGTTAGTAGTAATTGTTTGATCGTTTTCCCAGAATGCTAAGTCTGTACCACCGCCTGTTAAACCTACTCCTGTTGGTCCAGTAGGACCTGTAGCTCCAGTAGAACCAGTTGGTCCAGTTGGCCCAGGAGGACCAGACGGACCTGTTGCGCCTGTTGGTCCAGTAGGGCCAGTAGGACCAGGGTCTCCTTGCAATCCTTGAGGACCTGTTGGACCTGTAGGACCAGGTGGGCCAGCATCACCTTGTAATCCTGTCGGGCCAGTAGGGCCAGTGGGTCCAGTAGGTCCTGTATCACCTTGCAAACCCTGTGGACCAGTCGGTCCTGTAGGTCCTGTTGGACCAGTTGGTCCTGTATCACCTTGCAAGCCTTGGGGTCCTGTTGGACCAGTTGGGCCAGTTAACCCAGTAGGTCCTGTTGGGCCAGTTGGTCCAGGAGGTCCTGAAGGTCCTGTGTTACCTTGTGGTCCAGTCGGGCCAGTAGGTCCAGTATTACCAGTTGGCCCAGTAGGACCAGTTGGACCAGTAGGTCCTGTAGTGCCGTCAGGAATACCAAAGGACAGAGATACAGTAGTTGAATTGTAAGATACAGTAGGAGTGGAGCCAGCAGGCAGTGATGAAACTGCTACATCCAAATCAGATGTAAAGTCAATCGTGCTTTGAGCAGACTGTGACCACGATATATCGCCATTTAAGTCCTCTTGTAGTTTTACTCAGTAAACTTAGTAAATTTACTTAGTAAAACTCCCCAGACCTTGTGAGCCTGGGGAGAAGCTGTTGTGCTATTAGAGCACTAAGCTATTGATCAGTCCACAACCAGACCAACTGCAGCATCGGTACGGAGAGTCTTAACACCGTACAGAGTATCAGCAGTCATCAGGTCAGCAAGCCACTCTTGCTTGTACTGGGTCTGTGAGCGAACACCCATCTGCTCAACCAGCGTGAAGGCATCACGGTGGAAGAGACCAGCCAGACGCTTGCCAGACTCAGGAGTCGGTGCGTTGCTGGAGATGTACACTTCGATACCGTACAGGTTACCAACACGACCATTGCGGATGGTGTTAGCAGCGCCGGACTCACCAGTAAAGGCTTGCTCGGTGTAACGGTCAGTACCCATCAATGCATTGCGCAGTACGGGCGGGATAACGAAGGAGCGACCATCCATCGGCACATCAGCATCGTCCAGATACTGAATAGCGGTACGGAAGCCAACATCACCAAACTTACCTTCCGTGCTGGACACAGAACCGTCATAGGCAACCAGAGCGCCAGTCGAGTCAGTGAAGGTAAATACACGGCTGTTAGCATAGCTAGAACCGTTACCATCACCGATGGACTTCCACAGCGTCCAGATGTCAGTGTCAACCTGCACACCGAGTGAGTAGCCAGCGTCATCCGTGTAGAAACGGCGTAGCGAAGGCAGTGCCTGAACGGTCACGATATCTTCGATCAGTCGGCTGTACTCATAGTGCTTGTCGATGCTGAAGTTCATCTTGTTCACGAGGTTAGCGAGAACCAGTGACTTCTTATAAGCAGCAACAATCTCGTCACTCCAAATCTCAGGAATAAACTTTGCTGCGGTTGTCGTTGTTACATTACCAGTACCTAAAGGCATTTTAAATCTCCTAAATTAAGTTAAGTTATTTGACTCTGCCATCAGCATACGCTGCAAGAATTTCATCTTGTAGTGCATAATAACGGTCAGGGTCTTCCAATTGTAGTCGGATTAAGTCAGCCCTTCGATAAATCTTAGAAGATGTAGGCGAGGATGCGTTAGAACCAACATCAACAGTTGCTGCCTTAATAGCAGCCTTCTGTGCGGCTTTAGCCTCCTGTGACGGAACTGCAGCCTGAACAGACGCTTTAGGTTTAACATAACTCCAACTGCCTAACAGTTCTGCCGCTGAATCGTAGTCAAACTCTGCATCAGCCGCAGCATACAACCGCATACGAACTGGTGAAGCCTTGACCCACTCTGCAAACGCAGGATCAGCAACTGTCTGCTGAAAGTCTGGGAAGTTCTGTTGTAACTTTGTAAATGTCTGTTGCTGTTTTAGAAACTGTGCTTGTTGCTTGGCTTCTAAAATAGCAGGATGTTGCTCTACAGCCTTACTTACAGCTTTCTTCGGATCTTCGAAGAAGTCGATCTCGTCTTCTTTTGCGGCAGGAACTTCTTCCTTCTTGGAGTCGAGTTGTCGCTTAATGAGTTCATCAGCTAGCTTACGCACTTCCCCAACTTCTTGGGCTTGTCTACCAATTAGCTTCTCAGCCTCTTGGTGCATCTTGATAATTTCATCAAGACTCTTGCCCTTGTACTTGGGTGGAAGGTCTTCAACAGTTTCCTGCTGTACCTCTTCCTGTGCTACAGGTTCTTGAGTTTGCTCTACTTGAGTCTCTTCTACCTGATTGATATCTGCTGCTTCAAACTCTTCTTCTTGCGTTTCGATTATTTCTGCCACATTATCCTCCTGTCCACAATGGATTCTAGGAAATTAAAATACCCATCGGATCAGCTATTCTTTTCGCTTTTCTTTTGATAGGCTCTTGCTGCCTCCTCATGTTTTCTAGCCCACGCATCATGTGCTGTCGGAAACGCACCTGTGATGCCCTCCAACACAAAGCGGGGTGACGAGATAATACGAGAGGCTTCATTGTGACAATGTGGACACTCAATAGAGCGAACCTCATCATCAACAAATTTCTCACTGGTGTGGTCTTTCACACACCTAAATTCAAATATCCGCTTCATCGTTGTAACTCCTCATAAGCATCTTCGGACGCTTCTTTGAGTTTAAACATGTGCCATCATGTCGAACCTAGCCTCGTAATAGGCTTGTAACTCTTTATCCACAGTTTCTCCTTATTAGGACTGTGTTGTATTTCTACAACAGTGTATTAATTATACCACACTTTTATGATTTTGTCAAGTTTTTTACTGGACTTTCGTCTTCATCTGTGCTTCTACGATGTTTTCCTTGGTTTTTAGCTCTCTATCCTTCAAAACCAGGTCTGCAACCTTGAGTCTTCGCTCAAAATCGTCAGTGGTCTGGTTGTTCAGGTTAGAGGCAGAAGCCTGAATAATGTCTACTCGCATCTTCTCAGGCATCAGTTGAGCCTCAACACTGGTCTTCTGAGCCTTTGCAAGGCTTTCCTGGGCGTTTGCTTGACTCTCCTGTGCTCTACCCTGCAGTTCAGCAATCTGAGCCTGTAGAAGGGCTATCTGAGCCTCCTGTTGCATCTGTACCATCTGCTGTTGGGCTGGATCAGGCTGGTTCATCTGGTCCAGAGCAACTACTAACTCCTCCTTGTTGGACAGACTGGAGCCTTTGATGATGCCTTTTAGGACCAAAGGCAGTACAGGACTATCAGGACCAAGGGTTTGCAGTAGGCCAATGAACTGCTGTTGCTCGTACTCCCTAGCAACCATGCCCAAAGTAGAGGCAGGGACAAAGGTAAAGTCTCTGCTAGGATAACGCTCTGGGTCATACTGCATATACCGCACTGCAACCTTCTTAATCAGAGGGATTAGGAAGTCATCCTGGAAGTTCATCAGCGCCTGCTTGTTCTTCTTAATGATAGAAGACATAGCCAGAGACATAGAAGCACCACCAGCCTCACCTGAAGCAACTGCACGAGTCATGGCTTGGCTATCCAGAGTACCTGTGGCTTGCAGTAACATGGTCTCAAACCGTTCAGCGGTCTGGATGTTACCTGCGTCAGTAGAACCAAACTTAAACGGGAATAGAATCTCGTTAGGATTACCGTTAGTAAGCAGTGTCTTTCCAGGTTGGACCTTATAGTTGACACCACGAGGTAGGCGTGTAGCGTCTGCAGCCATCATAGGAGCAGTGGTCAAGGCCAGAGAGTCAAGGTGGCTACGCAGTTGGGCATCAATAGCCTTCTGCATATTGTAGCCTTTCTCTACTGTACCAATTCCAACGATACGACCAGGGACCTTCTCAGGGGCGTAGGTGACGATAGGACGGTCCTTCATCATGTACGGATTGGCTTCTGCCTTGAGCAGATACTGGTTATTAGCGATAACAACCACAGCCTCTACCAAGTCGCTATACTGGTCTAATCCGTAGTAACGAAGGATTCTAACCTTGTCTTCTTGGTAGAGTGTATCCAGTTGAGTTGGCTCAAGAGCATTATCAGAATACTCAGGACCAATATTAACCTTTCGGTAGATCCCATCTTCGATTCCTTTTACAACCTTGAACAGGCTGGTATACTCTTCGACAGCAACTCCGAGAGCCTCTTCAATAGTTTCTGAGTTAGGGTCCCAGAGGAAGTTACGAGGATGAATAGATTTGACAGGAACAACTACCTTCTCTACTTCAGTGACACCGATAGCGGCTACCTGAGCGCCTGGGATAGGCTGAGTGGTAGGAACAAGCTCCATAACATTCTTGACCTGAATCTCTGCGATACCAAGGCCATAGACTTCAGCATTACGATTAACCTCAGACCAGGTTTTATCTGCCTTGGTGGCCTTTAGGTCTTCGTGGAGTTGTTGTGCGGTTATCTCAACATCAACGGTTTGACCGTCACTGATATTATCTTGTAGTTCAAAGAACTCGCCACGCCCAGTAGTAGCCTCCATAATCTCGGAGGTCTTGTTCTCTACCGCCTGTCGGATAGCAGGAGACACAATCCTTGAACGCTCAGACTCCCTGGTCTTGTCTTCGTCTGACCAGATACCGTAGTAGAGGCGCTCGTACTCATCCCACTTCTTCTCGTAGTTTACTTCTTTAAACTCACGCCAGCGGTCACAATGAGTAGTAATAAAGGATACTAAGTCCTTATCTGCTTCGGTAACTGGGGTTTCTTTAAACTCAGCCATGATTAGTCCTTAGTGGTATCACCAAACGGATCAGCGGATTCTAGTTCTTCGTATTCGACTTCTACTTCTTTAGTCATCGGCTTGAAGATTTGTTT